CCGCCTGCGCGCTCCACCGCCCAGGTCAGGTATTCCTCAATCGTCTTCTCTCTCATGTTGAGAATCCTACGTGATAAAACAATGCTTGACAAGCCAAACGCGCCGGTCTACGCTTGCGCAAACACAGTAAAGGAGAGTCCTCGATGAGTCATAGCAATATCGTTGGCGGGTCCACCGCCAAGCGCGTGATTAACTGCCCCGGCAGTGTCGCGCTCTGCCAGAAAGTCCCACCGAAGCCGAGCAGCAAGTACGCCGATGAAGGTACGTTGCTGCACAACGTCATGGCCGAGCTTTTGGGTTCCGATAAGGAACTGCGGCATGTGCTCGACATGGAGTACAACGGCATCAAACTCACCGGCGACCTGCTCGATGAGAAGGTCCGCCCAGCCATGGACGCCATCAATGAAATCGACCCTGAAGCCCGACTTGAATACGCCGTTGAGCAAACCGTCAGCTTTGGTGATCTTTTGCCGGGCGTATTTGGTTCTTGTGATCTTATTGGTCGCATTGGCGACCGCGCTATTGTACTTGATTGGAAGTTTGGCGACGGAGTGGCCGTCGAAGCTGAAGATAACCCTCAGTTACTATTTTATACGGCTGCGGCGATCCGCACGCCGGCGCTTGAGTGGGTCTTCAAAGATGCTAAAGAAATTGAGTGCATCATTGTCCAGCCGCCGAAAATCAAGCGCTGGGTAACATCGTTCGATCGCGTACGTCAGTTTGAGCGCGAGCTGGTCTATGCCGTCAAGCAGTCGGCTAAGTCCGATGCGCCGCTGAAGATTGGCGAGCATTGTCGCTGGTGCGCGGCCAAGCCGATCTGCCCGTTGATGACCGGCGCGGTCGATCGCGCGATGCAGACGCAGATCAAGGAGCTGGACGCCGCGCAGCTTGGGCAGATGCTGGAGCGTGCGGCAGTGCTTGAAGATTGGATTGGCGACCTGCGCGCATTAGCGATGCAGGTGCTAGAGTCAGGTAATCCGGTGCCAGGCTACAAACTTGTAGCGAAGCGCGCCACACGCCAATGGCGTGACGAGGAGTCGGCGAAGGCGGCGCTCTGCGCCCTGTTGCCGATTACAGAAGTGACGGAGACGAGTTTGATCTCGCCGGCACAAGCCGAGAAGAAGCTCAAAAAGCTGAAGCTCGGCCTGCCGGACGATCAGGTCGTCTCGGTCTCAAGCGGTAACACGATGGCGCCGGAGAGCGATCCCCGTCCCGCCGTGTTGCAAATCGGGTCTCAGTTGACTGCGGCCCTTTCTAAACTAGTGTAAGGAGTAAAGTAATGTCCAATATCACAGCGTTCGCAAAAGCAGGATTGCCTGCGGTAACTTCCCTGTCCACCGCCCTTCGCAGCATCGAAGTGGATGTCGGCCCTGTTGGGTCGGCCATCCTCAAGATGGACAAGACGGGCCACTGGGTTTTCGGCGCGGATCAAACCGAAGCTGAAGCCGATAGCAAGTGGGCAGTCAATCCTTTCTCGTTCGTCCACGGCTTCATTGCTTGGGGCGACGGCGAGGTGCTCGGCGAGAAGATGGTGTCGGTGTCACAGCCGCTGCCTGAGCTCGACCCGGCGCCGCCGCAGAGCAAGAAGGGCTGGGAAACGCAGGTCGGCATGAGCTTGAAGTGCATCTCGGGTGAGGACGCGGGCCTTGAGGCTCGCTACAGCACCACGTCGGTGGGCGGCAAGCGTGCCGTGCAGGCCTTGGCAGCAGCCATCGCCGCGCAGGTCGAGCGTGACCAGAGCAAGCCGGTGCCAGTCGTGCATCTGAAGAAGGAGCACTACCAGCACAAGAGCTATGGCCGCATCTACACGCCGGTCTTTGAGATCGTCGATTGGGTGTCCATGGAAGGAGAGGCTACGAGCGAGCCTGAAGGTGGCGATGACACGCCGCCGCCAGCCGCTTCAGCCCGTCGGCGTCGCGCTGCGTAAAAGGAGCGGGGGCGCCTGCGGCCCCCGATCTTTCCATGGCAATACTTTGGTTAGACTTTGAGACTCGCAGCCGGTGTGACCTACCGTCAGCCGGTGCGTACAACTACGCCAAGCACCCGAGCACCGAAGTGCTCTGCATGTCCTACGCCTTTGACGATGGCGAGGTTGAGACGTGGTTGCCTAAGTTCCCGTTCCCTGAGCGCGTGGCGCGCTGGACGGGACAGATACGCGCGCATAACGCTGCGTTTGAGCGGCTTATCTTTTGGCACGTGCTTGACATCCCGTTCGCGCTGGAGCAGTTCTTCTGCACGTCTGCACAGGCGCGGGCCAACTGCCTGCCTGGCAGTCTTGAGGACATTGGCCGCGCTTTGTCGTCCAAGATGAAGAAGGATTACCGTGGCTCGCAGCTCATTCGGCAACTGTCCATCCCGCGCGCCGATGGGACGTTCAACAACGATCCTGACTTGCTCGCCGAGATGATCGCCTACTGCGAGCAGGACGTGCGCGTCATGCGCGAGATTAGCAAGGCCATGCGTAGCCTATCGGATACAGAGCTTGCCGATTACCACGTCAACGAGCGCGTCAACGATCGCGGCGTCGGCGTCGATGTGCCGCTCTGCGAGGCGGCGATCCGTCACGCGGAATCTGAATTACAGGACATCGAGCGCTTGGTATGCGAGATCACGCATAACGAGATCACGACCGTGCGCAGCCCTAAGATGCGCGAGTGGGTGCTCGCCCGCGTCGGGCCTGAAGCCAAGAAGCTGATGACCGTCTACAAAGACGGCGCGGCGAAGTTTAGTATTGACAAGACCGTGCGGGCCAACCTGCTCGCCATGGACAATCCCGATGAGCTCCCGCCCGACGTGGCTGACGTTGTGCAGTGCGCGGATGACCTGTGGGCGTCGTCGGTCGCTAAGTTCAGCCGCTTGAAGCAGCTAGCCGGGGAGGACAGCCGTGTCCGTGGAGCCTTTATATTTGCTGGTGGAAGTGCCACCGGACGCGCATCTAGCTACGGCGCCCAAGTCCATAACTTTACGCGTAAGTGCAGCACCGAACCTGACGCAACCCGTCAAGCCTTGGTGCGAGGTCACAGTATCGTGCCCCGATACGGCAAGCGCGTTACGGACGTTCTCAAGGGGATGCTGCGGCCCGCTCTCGTTCCCAAGCGAGACCATGTTCTCGTCGTGGCCGACTGGGCAGCGATAGAAGCCCGCGCGACGCCGTGGCTCTCCGCTGACCCGCTTGCCGAGCCCGTGCTCGATGTGTTCCGCGCAGGCGGCGACATCTACAAGCGTGAAGCGGCGGGTATCTACAACACCACACCCGAGTCCGTAACGGGCGACCAGCGCCAAATCGGCAAGGTCGCCATCCTGTCGCTTGGTTTTGCAGGCGGCGTCGGTGCGTTCAGCGCCATGGGCCGCGCTTACGGCGTGCATATGAACGAGCACGAAGCGCAGCGCATCGTAGACCGTTGGCGCCGGGCGAACCCCTGGGCCGTGCGTTACTGGCAGAAGCTGGAGGACGCCTACACCCGCGCCATGCGAAATGTCAACCACGAATTCATTGTTGGCCGCGTGGCGTATATGTTTGACGGTCAGCATCTTTGGTACGCGCTGCCGTCAGGGCGCGTGCTATGTTACCCGTTCGCCCGTCTGGAGTCAGACGGTGTGAGCTATCTCAAGGCAGCATGGAAGCCTGCGCAGGACGCTAAAGAGTGGCCCCGCGCACGGTTATGGAAGGGGCTTGCCTGCGAGAACATCACACAGGCCACGGCCAATGATTTGTTGCGCCACAGCCTACGCGAGCTGGATCGCATGGGGTTTGACGTTGTGCTGCATGTGCACGACGAAATCGTTATTGAGTGTGCGAGCGAGGCGGCGGAGTTCGTCGCCGAGCATTTGCATGAGGTTATGTGCACCACGCCTGATTGGGCTCAGGGCTTCCCGCTCAACGCCGAAGTCAAGGTGATGGAGCGGTATGGTAAGTAAAAAAGCCCGGCGGGTTAGGCCGGGCTTAAACACAGGACTGGAGATGTCACGATGAAGTTCGCTGAATATATTAACAGTATCGCCCCCGAAGGGGAAACAATTTTATTCGTGCGTCAGGTGCCGATCGTCCGCAACGGCGAGCACTTGATGCACAAGGACGGCACGCCGCGCTACACCTGGCCTGCGGGCCTCTACGGCAAGTACATGCGCAACCCCAAGGGCGCGTGGTACGCCAACACGGGTTGCTTCATCCTTGACCGCCTGACGGACGGCGTGTCGGCATCGGCGGCTAACTGCGAGCGCGTGGCGTTCATGGTGCTCGATGACATTGGCACCAAGAGCAAGACGCCGCCCATCGAGCCGACGTGGAAGCTAGAAACGAGCCCCGGCAACTTCCAGTGGGGCTACACCTTTGGGCTTGACGATCAGCCGACCAAGGGCGAGTTCAGCGCTGCGATCAAGGCCATGGCCGAGGCGGGCTACACTGACCCTGGTGCGGTGAATCCGGTGCGTAATTTCCGCATCGAGGGCAGCGTTAACTTGAAGGAAGGCCGCGACAACTTCGCCGCCGTGTTGACTGAGTTCCACCCCGAGCGCGAGTTCTCTTTAACGCAGATCGTTACAGCCTGCGGCGTCACGCCGGGCGAGGTCGATACGGCCTGTATCCACGGCATCGCCATCGAAGATGACGGCCTCGACAACGTGCTGGAGTGGATACAAGAGCGCGGGCTACTGCTCGCCAAGGCCAACCCCGAGGGTTGGTACGGCGTCGTCTGCCCGAACCACGCTGAGCACACCACAGCCGACGCGCAGGGGCGGTATCACCCCGTCACGCGCAGCTATACTTGTTTCCACGGGCATTGCAGCGACTGGAACAGCGAGAAGTTCCTGCGCTGGGTCGAGGCCGAGGGCGGCCCCAAGACGGGCTACGGCCTGCGCGATGACCTGCTCGCCAAGAAGATGGAGGCTGCTTTGTCGAAGATCACACCGACCGAAGAATACCCAGACGAAGCCGCCGAGGTCATCAAAGAGGTCGAGCGCCGTGAGCTCGGTCGCGTCGAGAAGTCCAAGTGGTATGAGCGTTTCGCGTACGTCGTGAGCGACGATGCTTATTTTGATTTAGCCGAGCGCCATGAGATCGCCCGCACGTCGTTCAACGCCCTGTTCCGCCATGTGACGTGCCACAGCATCCACAACAACCGCCGCATCGAGGCGTCAGTCTGCTACGACGAGAACCGTCAGGCCATGGGCGCGCATGTGCTCGCAGGCGTCACGTTCGCCGCTGGCGAGTCCATCCTTGTTAGCCGTAACGGTGTCGTCTACGGCAACCGCTGGCGCGACGCTCGACCTACTGTCAGTGCAGGCGATGTCGGGCCGTGGCTCGCCCACGCCGAGCGCATGATCCCAGACCCTGCCGAGCGCGAGCATGTGCTCGATGTGATGGCCTACAAGCGCCAGCACGCCAACCAAAAGATCAACCATGCCGTACTGCACGCCGGCAAGCCTGGCAGCGGTAAGGACACGCTCTGGGCGCCGTTCTTCTGGTCTATCGGCGGCGACCAGCGCGTTAACGTCACCACGGTGCGCAACGAGGAGCTCAACAGCCAGTGGGGCTACGCGCTGGAGTCCGAGGTCATCGTCATCAACGAGCTGCGACAGGCCGAGGCGCGAGACCGTCGGGCGCTGGAGAACAGCCTTAAACCCATCATTGCTGCGCCGCCTGAGCTGCTCACCGTTAATCGTAAGGGCTTACACCCTTACGAGGCGCTGAATCGCGTACTGGTGGTGTCGTTCAGCAACGAGCGCGCTGCGATCAGCTTGCCATCAGACGATCGGCGCTGGTTCGTCGTCTGGTCAGACGCCGACCGGATGCCGCCCGCCGAGGCGCGTGCGCTCTGGAGCTGGTACTACGCCGGCGGCTTCCAAGCCGTTGCCGCGTGGCTCGATGCCCGCGACGTGTCGGCCTTCAACCCTGGCGCCGCGCCGCCGATGACCGAGGCCAAGCTCATTATGATCGAGTCGGCCATGAGTACCGCCGAGTCGTTCCTCGTCGAAATGATCCGCACGCGGCAGGGCGACTTCGCGCGCGGCGTTATCGCCTCGCCCTTCTACTCCATCTGCGATCGTCTGCAAGGCCTCGCGCCGTCGGGCGTCAAGGTTGTACAGGCGGCGCTCATGCACGCGTTGCGTGATGCAGGGTGGGTTGATTGTGGGCGCTTGCACTCGCGTGAGTTTCCAACCAAGAAGCACGTTTTCGCTCACCCGCAGTTTGCAAGCCTCGGCAAGTCAGAGCTGCGACGGATGGCCGAAGGCGCCGAGCCCGCGTTGTCAGTGGTCGGAAAATAACCAGTCAATCAGCACGGCGGCGGCGATAGTCAAGAGAAAGTAGATCACGTTGCTTGGCCTTTAGTTGATGGTAGCGAGCGCGTACTGTGGTGCGCGTAGTGGGCGGCGGTGGGCGGTGCCAGCGGGGCCGGCGCGCGTCCTTGCGCGCAAGGTCGATCCATCGGCCCAGCCGCCGCCGCCACCATTCAGTTAGCTCGACTCTGGCCATCGTTCAGCCGCTCTAGCGCGCGCCGTGCGATGGCGTGCGCGTCCTCGCACTGGTCGCGGCTCATGTTCGCAATCGTGTGCAGCGCCGCCTCATAGTGCAGCAGCTTGTATACGGCCTCGGTGTAGAGCTTGACTACCCTCGACAGTTCGTCACGGTCTACGGGCGCGCTCATGGGTCGATCTCCTGTATCAGCCGGTCGATGAACCAACGCGCTTTTTTATACTCCTCGGCTCGCGCGGCGTCGTGGTCGCCGTTCTTATGCCCGACGCGGCTCAGGTACTTGAGCGCCGACAGGCGCAGGTAGCCTTCGAACTCCTCGGGCGTACTCTTAGCGCGCATGTAGTCGATGGTCTCGATGCCGCCGACCTTGTAGTGGTCGGGCTCGATGGCGTCGCCTACTGCGGGCGCGTGCTCAGGCGTACTGTGGCCCGCGTCGTACTCGCCCAGGATGGCGCGCAGCTCGTCCGTACTGAGCGTGCAGCGCGCGCGCTCAGGCGTTCTGTACATGGTCTCGGGGTCGTCGGGCGGGTCAGGCGGTCGGCCTATGTCGCGTTCAAACTCGATAGCCTCTAGCGTTGTCAGGTTGTGCATACTGTTACCCTCTACCAATAGTCGCCACCCCAGCGCCGGCGTGAGCACGCCCAGTTCGGCGGCGGCACGCGGCGCCACTCGTAGTGGTGCGCGGCCTCCAGACGGCGCCAGAGACCGCGCAGCCAGCGGATCATCGAAGGTTAGCCCACGTCGGGCCCACGGCGGCAGCTTCTAGCTTGAAATTTTTGATAGGCCGGCGGCGGATGACGTTTTCAGTCGGCCACACCAGCAGCACCGTGCCCGCCTCATGCTTCCAGCACCCCTCATTGGTCACGCCCGCGCCCGTATAGTAGAACGCGCGGCGCAGTCCATCTAGGGCGCTTTTATTGGTGCCGAGCGCCAGTGTGTCGAGCTTCTGCGCGCAGACTTCAGTTGTGAGCACCACGCGCCCGTCGCGGTCGTCGGCCATGGGGCCGGTGGCGAACACGTCGGCGTGTGCAGTCGTGGCGAGAGTGGCCGCCAGTGCGGCGGCGATTGTTGCAGTTTTCATAGTCTATTGTCTCCAGTTGGTTATGGTTTACAGTTTACGCGGTCAAAAGGTCAGAAACGTGCGGCGCAATGCGGAACGCGTCGCGGGTCGGCATGTCGTCGAGGTGTCCGGCATCGACGGCCCATTGGCACTCGCGCAAGTGCTCAGCCAATGCCGCGTCGGCGTCGCCGTAGCTGTCGAACGTCTCGGGTTGCTCGTCGAGCTCCCAGACGTTTTCCCAGTGGTTGCCAATAAGGGTGAGCACCTCCCAGCGTTGCGGGCTCATCGGAACCACCGGCGGGCAATGCTCGGCCCCAGCTCGCGCCGCGCGGCGAGTCGCAGCTTGTCGCCGTCGGGGTCAGCCATGCCCTCGCGCAGGTAGTCCCAGATGACGCCCGACAGCACGCGGCAGACGGCCGCGCGGTACTCCATCGGCCAGTACTGGCCGGTGGTGTAGTCGAGCCCGCGACCCGGCGTATACGTCAGGCGCCCGCCCATGTTGAGCGCGGCCAGCAGATCGGCGCCCGTGATGGTCGGCCGCAGCTCGATATACCGCAGCATGGCGCGCGCGTCGCGCAGCTGGCGCGTGATGGCGCGCGAGTCGCTACGGTAGGCCGCGCGGCCGGCGGTGTCGCGCCAGTCTGAAATATAGTTGCGCGGATCTAAGCCTGGGCGCTGGCGTATCCACGCGTGGAGCGTGTCGAGGATGGTTTCGCGCAGATGGTCACGCGCGGGCATGGCGCCGGTGGTCGTTTCAATGGATGGTTGCATGGCGTTGTTTCCTTTAGGTTAGTGTATTGGCTCATCAGTACGGGTCGTACCCGTAGACGTGCGGCCATGGGCGCCGCACGTTTCGCCATGTTAGGCAGCGGCCGCTACGGGCGCGGATGGGGACGTTTCCAGCCACGACGGATTGTCGAGCGCCGCCGCATTGTCATACCGCATGGGCATGATGACGCCGACACCGCATACCAAGCGGACACGAGCGGCACCCGCCGTGCCGTCTACGGCGCCATTGTGGGCAATGGCTGGCGAATACTTCGATCCTAACAGCTTGTTAATTTTCCCAAACGTGCCAATGTATTCGGCGTCGAATTGCGACGCAATGCCCGACACTTCGAGCGGCACGACACGGCGCCAGTATGGATACTGAGCATCGACCAGAGCGCCCGTAAGTTTAGTGCCGCCCGCATGGATCGCCACCGTCGGCGGATGCTTGACGGGCGTATTCGGGCGGATGGCATCGAACGTGACGGGGTGGTGGATGATTTCAATGGTCACGTCCGCGCCCTTATAGGCCGGTTTGACGGTTTCCAGCAGATCGCGGGGAATGATGTATTGGCCGGGCGTGTAAGGCACATCGTCGGCGGTACCGTCGGGCGCTACCGGAAGCGCCAGCATGATATGGCCGTCGGTTGCAACCAGTACAGAATCGGACGGGCGCACGTCTAGCAAGATGCTATTCAGATAGTACCGCGTGTCGTTTTTACCAGCGGCCAACAACAAAGCTTTGACGGTATTGTGAGGGATGGTGAATTTCATGGCGAATTTTCCTATAGTTTAATGTATCGAACGAAATAATCTTACAGAGTGTATTCGACGGCGGCAAGTACGCCGCCAACGATCACGGCGGCCATTGCCAGCTCGAACATGAGTAGCGCGAAAAAGGCAACGGCGGACAATCCGCAGAGAATGATGGCGCCGTCCAGCATGGCGCGGAGTCGGTGGCGTGGGGTCATGAGCGCACCGCCTTGGCGATACCGTTAAAGGCGCGCCAGTAGTCCATGGCGTTGCGGTAGTCATCGCACCGAATCCGGTCGTATACCTCACCGGCATCGGTGCGAATCGTTACCGTGATCATGCCGTTGTGATATTGCCGCTCAAATGATGTTGTCCAGCCGTTGCGGTGTAACTTGAACTTGTCGCGGATTGTTTTCATGGTGTGTTGTCTCCGTGTTAGCCGAAAAACCCCAAACGGGCAGCGCCCCAAACGATAGCAATGCCGAAAACGAGCAGAACTGAGGTGATGGCTTCTATTGTGTTGCGGGTCATGGCGTGGTGCTCCAGGTGAGGGGTGGGCGCTTACGCGCCCACCAGGTTGAGAATTGCCAGCGTGAAAATGTAAACAATCGGGCTGGTGAGTAAGAGAATGTACAGCGTGTCGGCAATCCAGCTTTTCATCGTGTCGTCTCCGTTTGCGTTGAACATGGGCGCTAGCATGAGCGCGCGCGCGTAGGCTGTCAAGGATTATCTTACAAATATTAGTGGCTTCCAGCGCGTAGCATTTTGTGGGCATTGTGGGTCATGTTGTGGGTCATGGAATGCGGGCAGATTGCCCACGCGCAAAGGCCTGAAAACATAGGGCGCGGACGGAGTTGTGGGCATTGTGGGTCATGGTTTCTGTTTATAGTTAAGAAAAATAATATACTGTATGGATATACAGCATACAGCGTGCAGCGTTCGCACCGTTGGAGCCGCGCCGATTTTTTTTCGATGACCACATTGCCCACATGACCCACAACTCGACTTTGGGCCCGATTGCCCACATTGCCCACAACTCGACTTGTCGGCGCATTGCCCACATTGCCCACAAGCTGAGGGGCTGCGGGCTGAGCGCCGCGCGCCGCGTGGGTCGTGCCCACATTGCCCACCACGCCGACGACTGGATGCAAACGGGAATCATTTGCAACTGAGGGGGTGGGCCGGCCCGCGCGAGGGTTGTACCTGGTACGTAGGGGTTGCACAAAAATTTTTTTATTTTTTCAGCAAACAACTATTGCCTTACACGCCGCGCGCAACTATGCTCTCGCTGCGGTGTCTGACCAGGTGCGCTGGTAGCGACCGGGAGGAAGCTGAAGGCACAATCGTGCTGCATCATTAAGGCAATCTCCGCCCCGGCACACAGGCTCGACGGATGTTCGAGATCGCGGCCTCCCGGCAGGGGATCCTGCACATCGCTTGTCAATTCCTTACGCGCACGGTACTGTTGCGACATGTTCAAATCGCTCCCGTATGAGCCCCGCGAGTTAAAGGCCACTGAGGCCCGCCTTCAGGCGATTTATGATGCCGCCGCGCTCGGGCTGAAGGGTGATAGCCTTGCCCTGGCGGCGGGGATGTTGCCAGCGGAGTTCCGCCGACTATGCCAAATGGACCCCCTCGCCCAGATGGCGGAGGCTAAGGGTCGTGCAGACAGTGAGTTTGAGGCCGCGAACCAACTGCGTCTGGCGGCTCGCAATGGCGATTCAAAGGCTTCTTTGGCAATCCTCCAGCATGTGCACGGCTGGGTGGCGAAGCAGCAGGTGCAGGTTGATGTCAAGCAGCAGATCAGCGTCATCGCGGCGCTGCAAGAGGCGGAGTCTCGCGTCATCGAGGGCCGAGTGGTGTCAGATACACCGGCTGCACTGAGCCACAGCCCCGCACCCACCATCCGCGCGACCCCCGCGCTGACGGCAGAGTATGCAACTACCGATCTATAGCCCCGAGGACGAGCAGCTCCTGATGACTCGGCTCTGGTCGCCGAGCGTTAAGGACGACCCCGAGGCGTTCGTGCTGTTCGCCTTCCCGTGGGGGCAGCAGGGTACGCCACTGGCGCAGTTCAGCGGACCGCGCAAGTGGCAGCGTGAGGTGCTGCGCAAGGTGGCCGCTCACATCGCTAAGAACAAGACGGCGACGGGGTACGAGGTGCTGCGCATGGCAACAGCCTCGGGGCGCGGCATCGGTAAGTCGGCGCTGGTGAGCTGGCTGATCCTCTGGATGCTAACGACGCGCATCGGCTCGACGATCATCGTCTCGGCTAACAGCGAGGCGCAGCTGCGCTCGGTCACCTGGGCCGAGGTGACTAAGTGGCTCTCACTGCTGCTCAACAGTCATTGGTTTGAGGTCAGCGCGACGCGGGTGATGCCGGCCAAGTGGCTGGCGGAGATCGTCGAGAGAGACCTCAAGAAAGGCACGCGGTACTGGTCGGTCGAGGGCCGGCTGTGGTCGGAGGAGAACCCCGACGCGTACGCGGGCGTGCACAACTTCGACGGTGTAATGGTCATCTTCGACGAAGCGTCGGGTATCCCCGACCCCATCTGGTCGGTGACGGCGGGCTTCTTTACGGAGAACACGCCCAATCGCTTCTGGCTCGCCTTCAGCAACCCACGACGCAACGAGGGGTATTTCTATGAGTGCTTCAACGCGAAAAGGGAATTCTGGCAAACGCAAAACATCGACGCGCGGCAAGTCGAAGACACCGACAAAGCCGTCTACGAGCAGATCATCGCCGAGTATGGAGCAGATAGTAGCCAGGCTAAAGTCGAGGTCTACGGAGAGTTCCCTTCCGACGGCGACGACCAGTTCATTGCTCCGCGAATTGTGGAGGAGGCTATGGCGCGGGCACGGTACAAGGACGAGACAGCGCCACGCGTTATCGGAGTTGATCCAGCGCGAAGCGGGGCTGACAGTACGGTCATCGT